CCGGACCAATCTTGCCGGCTACATCCGGAACCAGTTCGAGATGATGCGCCAGCACCGGGACAATGCGACGTCCGGCTGGAGCCAGCGATTGATCGCGGCGCTGCGCGCTTTCAACGGACAGTATGACCCGACGAAGCTGCAGGAAATTCAAAAGTTCGGGGGTTCCGAAATTTATTTCCGCATGCTGGCATCCAAATGCCGCGGCGCGTCCAGTCTTCTGCGGGACGTTTATTTGCAGGCCGACATGCCGTGGGGCCTCGATCCCGGCCCGGACCCCGCCATCCCGCCGAACATCATGGCGGCCATTGAAAACCTGATCCGTTCCGAGCTTGGGACGATGCAGCAGGCCGGGCAGGTGCCGGACCCCACGCAGGTGCGGGACCGCCTCAGTATGCTGCTCGAAGCAGCGCGGCAGGCTGCGAAAAAGAAGGCCGCCGGCCAAGCAAAGGTGGCCGAGGATAAAATTCAGGAGTTTTTGGTTGAAGGGAATTTTTACAAGGCGATGGCCGAGTTCATCGTCGACCTACCGATCTTCCCCTTCGCGTGTCTTAAGGGTCCTGTTGTTCGCGTGGTGCCTTCTATTGATTGGTCTTCCGGCACTGCTATCTCTACTCCCAAGCCGCGGCTGTTTTGGGAGCGCGTCTCTCCATTCGATGTCTGGTGGACCCCCGGCGCAGCCGATATCGAGAACGCATCCGTAATCGAGCGTACGCGACTTTCGCGCGCCGACCTCAACGATCTGCTCGATCTTCCCGGTTACGACAAAGGCGAGATTTACGCGGTGCTCGACGAGTACGGCCGCGGTGGCTTGACTGACAACTGGGATAGCACCGACGCCGAGCGCGCCGACATGGAGAGCCGGGAAAACCCGCTATTCAATCGGTCAGGCATGATCAACTGCTTGGAGTTCAACGGCAACGTGCAGGGGCGGCTCCTGCTCGAACAGGGCATGGACGCGAAGTACATCGGTGATCCGATGCGCGACTACATGGTGCAGGCGTGGCTTATTGGCTCGCACGTCATCAAGGTCCAGATGTCGCCGAGCCCGCGAAAACGCCATCCGTACTACATTACCAGTTTTGAGAAAGTCCCGGGTACCCCGCTGGGTAACGGCCTCACCGACATTATCTCCGACCTGCAGGAGAGCGTGAACAGCGTCATGCGTTCGCTGATCAACAACCTCTCGATCGCGTCTGGTCCGCAGGTCATGATCAACGACGAACGCCTGTCGTCCGGCGAAGATGGCGAGAGCCTCTACCCATGGAAGCGGTGGCACTACATCAACGACCCCCTCGGCCAGAACTCTCAGGTGCCGATCAGCTTCTTCCAGCCCAACTCGAACGTAAATGAATTGCTGATGGCGTTGGAGAAGCTCAATGCCATGGCTGACGACGCGTCGGCGATCCCGCGGTATCTGTCCGGACAGTCCGCCGGCGGTGCGGGGCGCACGTCCTCGGGCCTTGCTATGCTCATGGCCAACGCGTCGAAGGTGCTGCAAAGTGTCGCAGCCAATATCGATCGCGACGTGCTCGATGGAACCATCAACTCGCTCTACGACATGATCATGCTCACCGACCGAACAGGCATGCTTACCGGTCAGGAGAAGGTCCGCGTCATGGGCGTCACAGTGGCAATTCAGCGCGAAACACAGCGTGCTCGCCAGTTGGAGTTCCTGCAGATCACGGCAAACCCGGTCGACATGGCTATCATTGGGCCGGAAGGCCGCGCGCAGGTGCTCGAAGTGGTTGCGGACGGCATCGGTATCCCCGGTGCGAAAATCGTCCCGACCGAAGACGAGATCAAGGCGAAGCAGCAGGCTGCGCTTATGGCGCAGTCGCAACAGCAGCCACAAGGCGATCAGGCCCGACAAGCGCAGGGCCAGCAAGCTCCCAAAGGCGGCAACGTCACGGGTGACCAAGGACCCCGGGTCAACATCAACGGCGGTCCGCAATAAAGGAAGAGACGATGAAGAACAGCAAAGTGATCAAGTCCGGTACCATGACCGCGGTTCGTGGCGGTGCGTCCGGCAAAGTCGGCAAGCAGGGCGGTGCAACGCCGGCTGTTTCCGGCCGTGTCTCCATTCCGGGCAACAAGTCCGGCGGCGGCAAGTTCGGTAAGGGCGGCCCCTCGGGTCAGGTCGGCAAGCAGGGCAAGTCGAGCCCGGTCGTTTCCGGCCGCGTGTCGGTGGCCAAGCGCTAATGGCGCGCGGGCTCGCCCCGGCATCTCGCATGAAGCCGGGCTCCGGCGGCGGCGTAGTTAAGAACGCCAACGCCAACACCAAGCAGCGGACGAACTATGCGAAGTCGCCCGCGAAGAGGCCCGGCGTATCCGGGGACAATCCGAAGAAGGCGAAGAAGTCGCCCTTCGGCCGGTAGCAGGAGGCAACTTTGCCGACACCAGTGAAGAAGCACGAGAACAGTAGCGGTGCACACACTACCAGCATCAAAGCTGTTCAAGCGTTCACGGCGCAGCCCGTGCGCATTGCCATCGACGACCAGATGCGTGCCTCGGAGATCATCAAGCTCCAGAACGTGCTTGTTGGTCTCGGCAAATTCTCGGCCGGCAATGTGAACAAGTCGATCGACGATCAGATGCTCGGTGCGAAAATCACCGAGCTTCAGACCGCCGCTAACCTGCCGTAAGGTGGAGCTATGAAGAAGCCGAAACTGCAAGTCCTCTCGTCCAAATCCACGAGCGTGAAGACGTCTTTTTCGGCTTCTTCAAAGGCGGGCAATCCGCTCTCGACGAAGCAAGACTATAGGAAGCCGACCAAGCGCAATGATCCGAAAACCGAAATTAGCTTCGGCCAAACCGGGCTCACGGGCGAAAGTTAGCACCGCTGGCGGCAAGGCGCTTCTTCCCGGAAGACGCGCGCTGAACGTGGTGGCCGCATCCGACAAGGGCCTCAACGACTACTCGAAGGCTGGAGCCTCGATCAATGATTACCCCATTAAGAGCCGTTGATACGCTGGCAATGGCAGCAGCCCGCTTGAAGCAAGCAGCGCCCAATTCGTTTGCGGAGTTCGAGCAGGCATTCAACGCCCTCACCGCGGTACGGAACGCGGAGTGTGTACAAGCACCTCCGGATGGGGTACTTAGGGCTCAGGGCAGAGCACTCCAGATGCAGGAAATCGACGCGCTGTTGAAAAACTGCAGCGAAAGTGCAAAAGCCCTGACAGCGAAAATGCAACAGAAGGAGAAGACCAGTGGGCACTAATAACCCCAACCTGCCGAACAACGTCCTGTCGGACACAGAGGCAATCCAGTATCTGGCGGCGATCGTTGCGTCCATGCGCAACGGCCTCTACACCAGCATCACTGCGAACAACCCGACGCTCACTGCGGCGCAGATGGTTGGCGGCGTCGTCGCCGTTTCCGGCCAGACCGCCGCGCAGAACGTCACCACCGACACCGCTGCCAATATCATCGCCCGAATGCAGGCGATCGATGCCAATGCTGCGATCGGCTCTTCGGCTACGTTCACCCTGATCAACGACAACACGTCCACGGGCGCTGTCACCGTTGTTCTGGGTTCGGGCGTCACCAACATCGGCGCGGCGGGCATTCTCGCCCTCGCGATCGCTACACAGCGGCGCTACACCGTGAAGTGGAGCGGCGCGAACGCGGTCACCCTGTCGGGCGGCTAATAACTCCTCGACCACAAACTACCGGGCCCCCTTCGGGGGGCTCGGCTTCTTCTAAGCTGTACCCACCATCCCGCTGGGTGCACCCAACTGCCCGACCGACCTAACACTCGGCGCGCAACAGAAAGCAGACCAAATGGCCCATAAGCCCCGTGCGAACCCGCTCGCATTCGATAAGGATGTGCAGGTCCCCGAAGCAGTACGTCGCGCCGCGGCCGCCGCGGATGCAGCGATGAAAGCGGCACAGCCCGTAGCGCCCAACGCCCCTCTTCCCCCCGCTGAACCCACCATCCAGATCGCCGAACCGCCGCCTCCGCCCGGGTTACCTGACCGGGTACCCTTGACCATCGAGCCGGCTCCTCCCCCGCCGCCCCAGCCGCCAAACCCGAGCAACCCGCAGCCGGGTCCGGACGCCGACGAAGCTACGTGGAAGAACCGGTACGAGGCCATGCACGGTCGGTACCGTGACGCCAGTTCACAGCTTGCTTCCGCCAACTCGCGAATGGAGGCGCTGGAGAACATGCTAGCGTCGGTGCAGGCTGCACCTCGAACCTCTGATCCTGCTCCGCGTGCGTCGCTCTTGACCCAGAAAGATATGGACGACAT